AGGATAAAAATGGCAACAAATGTCTATTTTAATCCGTTTCCCAAGAACATAACTTCCGAGCAGCTGCTCGTTGAAGATTTACTTATTGAGGCAATGCAAATCTATGGAATGGAAGTATTCTATTTGCCTAGAAGTAGCCGTGACCAAGTAGATTTTCTATATGGTGAAGATACACTGAAACAATATACCGAAGCGTATACAATTGAAATGTATCTTGAAGATGTTACTGGAATGGACGGTGAAGGTGACTTCATATCTAAATTTGGACTAGAGATAAGAGATGAGGTTACTTTATTAATATCTCGTAGAAGATTTGCTGCAACAGTACCACAAAAAAGACCACAAGAAGGTGATTTAGTTTATGTGCCTCTAGTGCAAAACTTTTTTGAGATTACTTTTGTAGAACATGAAAATAATCAAGCGATGTATTACACATTAGGTCGTGGCCGTGGCGCAAACGTCTATGTGTATGCATTGAAGATGAAACAGTTTGTATTCTCTAATGAAATTATTGAAACTGGTATTAAAGAAGTAGATGAACAGATTAGAGATGCATATCCAAAAACTCGTATTTCGTTGTTGTCTGGTTCAGGTAATTTTGTTGCCGATGAGATAGTTTATCAAGGCGCCAATCTTACATATGCAACTGCACAAGCTATCGTATACAGTACGGTTACAAATTCTTCTGTAGATGTTATTAGATTAATTGGAAACTTTGCAACTGGCAATGTACGCGGTAATACCAGTTCTGCAAACTGGATTATCAATACCGTTTCCGATACTGCATTGATGAATACCGCATTTGAAGATGTTGTTGATAATGCTAGAATCGAATCTGAAGCTGATGGTATATTAGACTTCACAGAAAATAATCCCTTTGGTGAACCATAATGCTAGGTAATGCACATTTTTATAATAGAACAATACGAAAAATTGTCGTAGCTTTTGGCACGATGTTTAACGACATTCAACTACAAAGATATAACAAAAATGGAACAAAGGCTTATGAAATATTCAAAGTGCCTCTTTCATACGGAACAAAAGAAAAGTATCTAACTAGAATTGTATCTGATCCCGATTTAACCAAATCGATTGCAACAACTGTTCCTAGAATGTCATTTGAATTGACAGGAATGAGTTATGATACAAGTAGAAAACTACCAACAACAATAAGAAACTTTTCAGCTAACAATTCTACAACAAGTTTACAAACACAATATTTGCCTGTTCCTTATGACTTTGAATTTTCAATGTCAATCTATGTACGAAACACAGAAGATGGCACACAAATATTAGAACAAATTCTACCATTCTTCACACCAGATTTTAACGTGACAGTTAACTTTATCTCTGGTATGGATCAAAAATATGATATGCCAGTCAAACTCAACTCTGTAAATACAACTACAGATTATGAGGGTGATTTTATGTCCACAAGATTAATTATGTGGGACTTAACATTCACAGCAAAAGCTTATATCTGGCCACCAGTTCAGAACGGCAAAATTATCCGTCAAACTACTGAAAATGTCTATATTAATATTGATAGTTTAGATGGTCAAAGAGTAACTGTAAATACTGCAAACGGTTTTGGTGTGTTTACTACTGGTGAAACAATCAGAGTTAACACAAGAGACCTTACAGGTGCAGTTGTTTATTTCAGTAACACTTCAACTGGTGTTCTGATTGCCAATAAATTAAACAAACTCCTACAAGTTGGAGATAAAGTTACTGGTGACTATTCAAATGCAACATATATGATTAAATCAACTGATATTACACCAATAAAAGATATGAAAATTGTTACAGTACCAAAACCATTGACAGCTGAGATTGACGATGAATTTGGTTTCTCAGATACCATAACTAACTTCCCTGATGCATAATGAATAAATTGAATCAAACATTGTCAGAAGTTTTAGATGTTGAACCAATCGACTCTAAACCAATGACCCAATTAATTGCCATTAATAATATTGATGATGACGCTGAATTTGCTCGTCAAAACATTAGAGACTTAATTCAAAAAGGCAACGATGCAGTAGAGGGTATCTTACATGTGGCAAAAGAATCTGAACACCCAAGAGCATATGAAGTTGCAGCCAATCTAATCAAAAATCTTTCAGATTTAAATAAAGACTTGATGGAAATTCAGAAACGTAAAAAAGATTTAGTACCACAAGAACATAAAAATTCTGGTAATATTAATGTAGATAAGGCCGTATTTGTTGGTTCTACTACAGAGTTAGTCAAGTTTTTAAAGAACAATAAATAGGATTACTATGCAAGAATTAATTGAACAACTAAAAGTTATTTTAGGTACAAACTTTGCTTTGTATTTAAAATCACACAACTATCATTGGAACATTGAAGGTAATAATTTTCCCCAATATCATGCATTTTTAGATACTTTTTATAATGAAGTATTTTTACAGAATGATCCAATTGCAGAACACATAAGATATTTGGATGCATATGCACCTGGATCATTTACTAGATTTTTAGAATTGTCTGTAGTAGACGAGGCAACAAGTGTGCCTGATGCATTAACAATGATGATGACTTTGAAGAATGATAATGAAAGATATATCATTCAACTTCGTGCTGGTATTGTTGTAGCTGATGAGGTTGGTGAACCAGCTGTATCAAACTTCTTACAAGAATTGTTGGGTGCTCATCAAAAGAAAGCGTGGATGCTACGTAGCATTGTGAAGTAAATGGTTGATATTGGTTATCTTGGTAATTCGAATTTGAAAAAACCTGGTGTAGAGATTTCCTACACCGAGGAACAAGTTGCTGAAATTATAAAATGCACTCAAGATCCTGTCTACTTCATCAAGACATATGTTAAGATTGTTAACGTAGATAGAGGTCTAATATCATTTGAGATGTGGCCATTCCAAGAGGATATGGTTAGAACATTTCACGAAAATCGTTTCTGTATTGCAAAAATGCCTCGTCAGGTTGGTAAAACAACCACGACTGTAGGTTTTATGTTATGGTCTGTATTGTTTCAAGATGACTACAGTATTGCTATTCTTGCAAACAAAGGCGCTCTTGCTCGTGACATTTTAGGCCGTGTTCAATATGCGTATGAATATTTACCTGTTTGGTTGCAACAAGGTATCATTGTTTGGAACAAAGGTAATATTGAGTTAGAGAATAAGTCTAAGATTGCTGCGTATGCAACATCAGCAGGCGGTGTTCGTGGAGGTTCTTATAACTTAATCTTCTTAGATGAATTTGCTTTCGTTCCTAAAAATATGGCAGATGAGTTTTTCACATCTACATACCCCGTGATTTCATCTGGTAAAACCACAAAAGTTATTATTGTTTCTACTCCATATGGACTAAATCATTTCTATAAGATGTGGATAGATGCTGCAGAGGGACGTTCAACATATAAGACGCTTGAAGTGCATTGGTCACAAGTACCAGGTCGTGATGCGGCTTGGAAAGAAGAAACAATTCGCAACACTTCTGAAGAACAGTTTAGACAAGAATTTGAAACTGAGTTTATTGGATCATCGGCAACTCTTATTTCTGGTTCTAAATTGCGTTCATTAGCCTTTTATAATCCACTATACTCAGAAGAAGGATTTGATATATATGAGCATCCCATACAGGGACATATGTATATTGCTAACGTAGATTGTGCAGAAGGTGTTCAACAAGACTACTCCACAATTAATGTAATAGATGTTACACAAACACCGTATAGGCAGGTAGCTAAATATAGAAATAATAAGTTGCCTTTGTTGTTTTTCCCAACTGTAATATATTCAATTGCAAAAAGATACAATGAAGCTTATGCATTAATTGAAACAAACAACATTGGTCAACAAGTTGTAGATATTCTCCATTATGATTTAGAGTATGAGAATATCTACAAGTTGGAACATCATCACATCAAAGGTCAAAGTATCTCTGGTGGTTTCAAAAGAGCAACATCGTTTGGTATTAAGACAACTAAATCCGTCAAAAAGATTGGTTGTGCTAACTTAAAAACGCTGATTGAGAATGATAAATTAATCATTAATGACTTCGATACGATTGCGGAATTAAACACATTTGTAAGAATTCGTGATAGTTATGCAGCTGAAGAAGGTAATAATGACGATTTGGTTATGGGTCTAGTACTATTTGCTTGGTTGACAGCTCAAACTTATTTCAAAGATTCTACGAATATAGACGTTAGACAACTTATGTTGGCAGAACAAAATATGTTTGCAGAAGAAGATTTGACTCCTGTAGGTATTATTGACGATGGACGCCAAGAAGAAGTCTTAGTTGATAATGGAGATGTGTGGACAGAAAAAGGATATCTATCCTCAAGATTCTAAAAAACTAAATACAGTATTAGTTATAAATATAATTGATTCAATAACAAAAAGGAGAAATCCATGGCATTTCAGCTATCACCAGGTATAAATGTATCAGAAATTGATCTGACCACAATTGTACCGTCCATACCAACTTCGGTTGGCGCTTTTGGTGGACAGTTTTCTTGGGGTCCAGTAGGAGAAGTTACTACCATTACTGATGAGGTTCAACTTGCCGCAGTATTTGGTGGACCTAACAACACAAACTACGAATATTGGTTCTCAGCATCAAACTTTCTTTCATATTCTAACAACCTAAAAATTGTTCGTGCGGCTAACACCACAACGACACTCAATGCAACTGCAAACGGCGCAGCAGTATTAATCAAGAATGCAGACGATTATCTTGCCAACTATTCTATTGCAAACACATCTATAGGACCAGTTGCAGCAAGATATGCTGGCGTATTAGGTAATAGTCTTCGTGTTTCTATTTGCGCTTCTTCACAAGCTTTCTCTGCTAACTTAACAGTTACAGATTCAATGAAAGCAAATGCGGTAACTTCTGGTAGTGCAGTTATTAATGTTAACGGTACTGCGGCAGCTAATGCAAACGTACAGGCCGGTGATTTGATTTCTGTGAATGGCGGATCATCATACACTAGAGTTGCTTCTGTAAACGCTACTGCAATTGTTCTCACAACTGCTGTTACAGCTGCGATTGATCTTGGTACACCAATTCTTCGTAAGTGGCAATATGCTGACCAATTTGGTGTAGCTCCAGGCACATCTGATTATGTAACTGCTGCTAATGGTTCAAATGACGAATTACATATCATCGTTATTGATGAAGATGGTAAGTTCTCTGGTGGTATTGCAAACACAGTGTTGGAAAAATTCGCATTTGTATCTAAGGCATCTGATGCTAAGTTTGGTGATGGTGCTACAAACTACTATGTTAATATATTGAATAGTCGTTCACGTTATGTATGGTGGAATGGTCATGCACCAGGTAACTCAAATTGGGGTTCTGCTTCAAACGGAACAACATTTGATGCGGCCAATGGACTAAGAAATCCATTTAGTGCATCCCTTAGTGGTGGTGCTGATGGTTCAATGACTAATAGTGCAATCACTGCTGCATATGCACCATTCGCTAGTACAGATGCGGTAGACTTTGGTTTAGTTATTTCTGGTCCTGGTAATTCAACAGTTGCTAGTTATATTATCTCTAATATTACCGAAGTTCGCAAAGACTGTATGGTGTTCTTGTCACCAACTAAAGAATCGGTTGTTAATAACGCTGGCCTTGAATCTAGTTCTGTTGTTACATATCGTAATACTTTAACAAGCACATCATACGCTGTTCTTGATTCTGGATACAAATATCAATTCGATAGATACAATGATGTATATCGTTGGGTGCCATTGAATGGTGATATTGCCGGCCTCTGCGCTCGTACGGATCTTGAACGTGACCCATGGTTCTCACCTGGTGGTTTCAATCGTGGTCAAATTAAGAATGTTATCAAATTAGCTTGGAATCCAAATAAAGCAGAACGTGATAACTTGTATGTTGTTGGTATAAATCCTGTCGCTACATTCCAAGGACAAGGTACAGTTTTATTTGGAGACAAAACTCTGTTGAGCCGTCCATCTGTATTTGACCGAATAAATGTCCGCCGCTTGTTTATTGTTCTTGAGAAAACAATTGCTAGGGCTGCACGTACTTCAATGTTTGAATTCAATGACCAATTCACAAGATCGCAATTTATTAATTTAGTTGAACCGTTCTTGCGTGATGTACAAGGTCGCCGAGGCATTACT